ATTATCCCTGTGAGTGACACACCCAACAGACGCTCCTCTTCCGTATTCGTTGTCCACACCTTCCGCAAGTATGGAAATTTGGTGTATGTTGATTGTATTGTACCCAAAATAGTAGCAAGTCTAACTTTTCTTTCCAAGTCATCCACGTTATCCGTAGCCCTAACCACCACTTCAGTAAGATTACAAAACTGATATGGTCTAAGAATGATTTCAGAGCAAGGGTTAGTTCCAAATTCATAGTTAGAATCACGTCTTCCAAACTTCTCAGCTTGTTTCTTGGATGCTTCACGATTAAATATACCTCTCTCGCCTGACTTGCTTTCTACTAACGCCAACCATTCACGCATGAATGTCTCTGAATCTGGCTTCTCTGTATAAGATACACTGTTATTAGCTAAAGCCCTGTGTGCAGCTTCGTTCCACCACTGCCCTGACTTAGCGTGACGCATACGATCATCACTGAGGTTAGACAAACTAATCATGGCACTACGTCTAACACCACCAACAACAACTATCTGACCAATGAAACACATTAGGTCATGGCACTCTAAGCTAGATAGCCTACGTCCTTGAGCATCCTTGAATGTCTTTACTGCAAAGTTGAATAGCTCAACAAGAGGTGCAGGTCCACTAGCTCTACCACCAAACGTTTTTAGTCTTGCACCTGCAGGGCGAACTCTGCTAACATCCCACTGAGGAATCTCACCTGCCCATAGAAGTGCCAATACTTGTCTAAACGCCTTAGCCCACCCCTCCTTGCTGTCCTTTACCACAACGGTAGTATCACTCTCGAAGAGTTCAGGCACTTCGGGAAGCTTGCTAACGAACTGTCTCTCAACACTGAAGCCGACACCAGTGCCACAGAGGAGGATGTACATAGCCTCATCGAAGGACTTTGGGTCATCTACAGGTAAGTAGCTACAGTTGTATCCTGCAGTGTTATCTCTATCTAATGCTGCACCTGCTGTCATCATTGCTCTCATGCTAGGCATAATGTCTAACGACAGAATAGCTTGTTCTATCTCAGTAGATGTCTGTTTATCTACCTTGTCACCTACTACGTTTTCTACGTAACGACTGACTGTCTCAGGCCAAGACTCTCTGCCTTTACCATCAATATATTTAGCATACCGTGATTTGTGTATAAAGCTTTGGTAGTCTGTTGGTAAGTAGTTATTCATGTTTCTTCACCTCTATCTTTCTAATTACTGCACCATCAATATCATAAATAATATCTTGGAATAACTCAGCAACTGCCTCCTCATGCATCTCTGCTACTATAGGTAGTATCCGTTCTTCCTCGTCTATTTCTATTGTTAGTTTAATGTTAAACTTCATCTCTTATCGCCACTACCTTGAATGGTCCCTCGTTCCATACGACTCTTAAGTTTATTTAAGTTGCGTTGGGCAAGGTCTGTCATATCAAAGTGTAGATCACGACACAAAGCTGCAATGTACCACAGGCAATCTCCTACCTCTGCAGCTACATCTTCTCTGTCAAACTTCCCATCCCTTAGCATCTTCTTTACTTTGTTGGCTACTTCACCTGCTTCACCTGCAAGTCCTAATGCAGGGTAAACTATTTCATGCTCTTTAGGGTATATAGCAGTCTTCTCTGCTTCAATCTGATACTCTTCAAAAGTCATTTGATATTGTCTCCAGGCATCTATATCATCTTGTGTTATCATTTATGTACCTCCTTGTAACGTTTCTTTAATCTGTTGAGATACCAAATAGCTTTATCAATATCTTCTAAGCCATTCTTGTACTCATGCCTCCACAAATACTTCAACACGTTAGCAGCATGAGGCGCAGTGTGTCCTGACATATTCTCTGTCATTGCTTCTATAGCTTCAATACATTCTATACCGCTATGATTGTAATGCACTGGATTGTTTACTTGATCGTAGTCAAGTGTTGTCTCACCAGTTAATGTAATTGTTGGTTCCATTATGCGTTTCCCTTTGTCTTAGTCCACTTGTTAAGTGTATATACATTTCCCTTTTTTATTACAATAGGTTTCTCGTCTTCCATCTCTGCTGCATCCATAGCAATCAAGTAATCTCTGTGTTCTTTTACCATGTCGTACAAGTCAGGTTCTTCATTAGCTAAGTCTAAAAAAGCTGACATCATAGTTGCTATCTCTACTATCCCATTCACAACAGAATCAGGTAAGTCATGGTCAGGAGATATTGCTATTGATACATTAGAATCACCTCCCCACTTCTTAGGGTTTTCGTAGTCTATTGGACTTATGACTATCGCTATTTCATCATCACCTATCTCATGTCCCATCAGTTCTTCCTTTTTGTTTTTAACTCTATTTTCTTAACTGTAATCTCTTTACCTTTTTCTTTCAGCCACTCTTCAGGTATCACAC